TTTTTTTAATTTCGGCCGCCATGGTTCTCGCCAAATTAAATTAAACCCCCACAACGGTCGCCCCTAATTGAATTAGGTGACTTAGAGGCCCAATGCCGATCAGAGCCATTCACCTGATAACTGAAGTTAGCACTGCACTCCTAATCTTTAGCTAGAGCAGGATTTGTCACACGGATCAAACGAACCGTGTGTTGATGAGGCAGGCTAAACTCCACTGCATATGCAATTCTTCCGGATTCCATGAAAGTGCATGTTCCGGCGCCTTGATTAAAGGCGGTTTGAATCGACGTTAGACACAGCTGACGTTCGCTGGGTGTGAAGTGATGCCTAACGTCATCTTCGCCAGCCAAAGGAAAATGAGGCTTCTCGGGACGAGACTTATTTTTCGCCCGTCCTCCCTTTGGAACTTGACGCTGTTGCTTGAGCATTTGGCCAAGCAACTGGCACAGCTGATTGACTGGCTGGCCATTCCCCTTTTTGCGGGGCCGCTGCCTGGTATTATTTGGCATATTTAACAAGGTTTACCACTCCTTGCTTAACGGCCCTTCTGCCGCCCAACACGAGGCTCTTAAGTCCGGGCACTAGTGTTCCGTTAACAGTGGTTAGGCCGGGCTTCCGCACGACAAAGGCGTGGTTATCCGATGGCGTAACGGGATGGAAGCCTGCGGAACTTTCAACGTGGTGGGCAGGGGCCAGGATGTACTTGCGACCTAACAAGCACAGCCGGCATCTGGAAGTGATGAACCTCCATGTTTCTATGGCACTGTAGCAACCCCAGAGGAGTGCTATTGCCGCTCCCATAGTGAGCGCCACGCGATTTGTGCTACTGAAATGAACAAACACCATATACCCGAAGGTAAAGGCACAGTTGACAAAAATCAAAAGGTGCAATAGCCCGAGCAACCGGCCACGTGAGACCTTAAGGGCGTAAATCATGATGGGCGTATACGTGATAGAAAACGCCAGGAGCACCTTTTGAGGGGCTGTAGAGTCAAGGCAGAAGTCGTCTATCGAGGCCCCCATTGTTCAGCTGGGACTCGGACGACTGGTTGAGCTTTTACACCTTCAATGACCACATGTTTGGGGTCAATGAGGTCGCCATTGACATCTATTTTGCCCTGCCGCTCCACAAGCACCGGAGAGTGCCAGCGGTGAACGCGGCCTTTGGTATCCAGAATGTAATTGGTATACCTGGTGCACGAGTACCGCCAGCTCATGCAATTTTTCACCATGCGAACAACAAAGCACACAAAAGCAGCAGAAGCACACACTGCATATACAGAGCTGAGTACATATCTTCCATGGTGATACCCGCTAGCAGCAACAGCAACTAAGCCAATGGCGTCAAGCAGGTGGGAGGTGGTCATAAACCCTCGTGAAATGATGTGTGTGATCACGGGGTATAAGACAAAAGTTTCAGCAGCCCAGCTAAAATGTGTCGCTAGCCACTGTGTCCCGTTCAGCTCGCATACTGTTAGATTATAGATCGATTGTAAAGTCGAGCTGCTGTTGCCGCTTCCGGCAACAGTTGCGGGACAAGACCACCCTATAAACAAGAAAAAAAGCAAGTACGAGCAACAGGCAGGCATCTGCAGCCCGCCCGGCTTCCTCAAACATTTCATACGGCTAAAAGAATGGCAAACAAACAGGCAATGGTTGTGGCCCATCTCATAACTCCTGGCGTTAGGAAGTGCAAAAGGCGAATGTGGTCAACAGTTAAAGATGACGTTGTGAACTGTGTAACGTGCTGAACATAGTCAGTAAAATTGACGCACGCACTGACCACGCCGCTAACATTGCCAAACACAACCTTGAACCCCTTTTCACTCATCTCAGATGCATAGAACAGGCACGCGGACAGCATTAGCAGGTCTGAATTATACAAATAAGCCTGATCAGTGACATTAGCTGTAATGGTCACATACTGCGGAGTGCCGACCGCATCACGGCATTGAGGGCGCTTCTTAATTGGCGCCGGGGGAGAAACCTGCGGATTCCAGTGGTATCTGAGGCAATCGATGTCCTGGATGACAATGAAGCCGGCTGCGGCTGTGGTGTTTGTCTTGATGTCTGAGAGACTCGTACTAAAACATGGCTTGCACGCGAACGGCGCAGAAACCATGATATGTTGAGCACCAACCAAGAGGAAAAGAACGGCCGAAGCCATTCTAGGTGAAACCAGTTACCGCCATCAACCTGGTGGTGGTAATAGGCGGCATATAAGGCCGAGATATTGCGATGGTCACGTATGGTAGAATTCTGACCGTCGTGCTCGGCGCAGATAATCTGGTGGTGTTTGTCAACATAAACGCGCGACACATTCCCAATTCCAAACAGCTCTGGGTGGAACTGAGCTGCGTATGAGAAGGAAAGGAAGGCCAGCCACGCGTAGTACCCCTCAAGGTGTTGATTATCATAGCCTGGGGGTATGGAAAATTCCAGGTCATCATAATCTTCATTGTGGCAACGTTCATACCCAATTTTACACCACATGGACCGCCCGGGCTCATAAGATTCTGCGGCAGCCTGCCTGGTGGGGCACACAGGACAAATGGTATAATTTATGGTGAGGGAGAACGACACATTGCCATGAGCCAATGGAAACCAAAAACAGAGCGTAGCAGTGGTATTCGAAGCCAAAGAACCAAAAAAGGGACACAGAGGAAACCACAGATGCATAAATGGAGGAGTGAACGGAAACCAGCCATTGGCGAAAATCTGTAAGTTTTGGTCGGGAGCCACTGGTCGGAAAAATGGCTTCAACTCTGTCAAGTGTAGTGTTATACACCAGGGTCACATTACCAATGGCTAGGTTTTTTAGCATCACAAGTCGTGACGCCAAGAAGCGACAGCTGTCGGCCTCGACTGCAGCCAAGTGCTGGAAGTGGGCCACAACATCGAGTGAGCTGAGTTTTGTAAGAGTCGCTTCTGACACGGCCTGTCTCCAGGCAGCCTGCCCGGAGTGTTCCATAGTCTGATAGATGCGCCGTGAAACCATTTCATCTATCAGGTGTGACACACGCATGTGCCAAAACATCCCAAGCGGATGTTTTTGAGAAAACTTGGGGATGTCAGGTCTGCAGTTGGGCAACAGGCCTTCATAGGACCTTCGATAATTCGGGAGGGTGAAGGGCAGCGCGCGAACGGAAAATCGCGGAGCAAACCAATCTGATGCAAAAGACCAAAAGCCATCCGGCAAGGGTGAAGCCAAGCAATATTCCCAGGAAAATGACAATATCAACAATAGAAACCAGGAACTCTGTGAAGGCATCAACAAAGAGCTGCTGGACCTTGCTCCAAATACTGCCCATGGCAGGTCATCAATCACGGGTGGCACCAAGGACCGGCCGGATGCAGTCACCCGACGGAAACAAGTACCTTGGTTCATTAAGCCTCGTGCGATAAGAGGTGTTTACCTGGGCAGAAAAGGCTTCTTGGTTAAAGTCCTCCCAATCATTCTCTGTGCGGAAATAAAGATGGGCAAACCGCACATTACTGTCGCCCAGCACCGGATCGTTACAAACGAAACCGGCACAACCAACCAGCCTATAGCATGGTGGCATGTCCCACACGTCGCAGGACGTTAGAACTGCCCTAGCACCATAGTCATATGGTGTGATGGACAATTGGCAGTTCCAATCTGTGGAGCCGACCACGGCCCGATTCACTTCAGCTGGTCCCATGCACGGGTCCAGGAAAACTGTGGCCTTCGGGGGGACTTGGATGTACTGGGCATAGGCAGCCAGCTCATACCAGCTGAAGTATTTCCCTTCAAGTTGAAAGTACGCGGTCTTGTCCTTCCAAACCATCAGCCTGCAAGGTTTAAAATCAAGGCTGAGCTTCCAACACTTGGACTGGGTTTCCGGACTCAGGTATGGTAGAAGGTCCGGAAGTACACGGTCAGTGAGCGTGCACAAAGCTTTTGCTGCTTTTCCTGGGGACGACACCCCAACAATGGCCACCGACTCCCGCGGGAGGTTTCTTGGGAGGTACTTGGATGTTACGTGGTGGCACCCACCGACTTGTGTTCCGGTGGTCTCCCCGATGAAAGCATGAGGGAAAAGGGCAGCAATTTCCTTTTCCCTCTCATCGAGGTATTCCCTGCAGTCAATTTCTAATCGGCCAGTGGAGAAGATGGTGTCTGGCAATTGCTGTGGCTCGCCCTTGGCATAGTGCGTGAGATAGTACGACACAACGCCTGGTATGCCAAGAAAGGTAGAGGGTCCAACCATATAGCCGGCGCCCACACACGCACGAGACTGTGAGCACAGAGGGCGCATAGAAGCCACCAGCCGGTCCGGCCACCTTGGCTCATTTCTGCAGGTTACAACTGGCCAGTGTGGGGCCAGATCCTCGGGTAGCTTCGCAAACTGTGGCAAATCTGGCGAAAAATAAAACCCGAGGTTGCGCGCGACCTTAGGCAATGGTGAAGCTGAGCCCTCAAGGTCTGCGCAGACTGTTCGCAAGGTGTCGACAGCGAACTTGTCGGTAACTCTGAATTTGTCCCCGTTGCCCAGAGCTTCGGCGACCGTGCACTCTTTATTATGTCTGTCTAGGACCACCAAGTTACCATCGCGAGGCACTACGATGTTACATGGTGTTTGCTCCGCCGGCACGGAGAAAAATTGCCCCATTTGGTCATGTGGGTCATAGATGAAAACGGCATGGCGGGCACGAGTAAGCGCCACCAATGCACGGGGCCGGTTCAGTGACCCAGGCGTGGGCAGGTGTATTGTAACCACATCGAATGTGGCGCCTTGACTAGAGTCAATAGTAATGGCACCATTTTCCCTGTCCTTGTGATACGGAGTCAACACTTGTCCATACCAGACGGGTTTTTGAACATGAACCACACGAGTGTGGCGGGCATGGGAGAGGAGTTCTTTTTCATACTCAGACTGGATAGCCTGACATATGTTCTGTCCAAATCTCCAAATGGTGGTGAGCTGGGTCCTAGGCATCAGGTCAAAGGCAAAACAGTGCGACTCAAAACCAACTGGTGTGAGTTGGCGGAAATCCCCCAAACAGGTCAAAGGGGTCTTACTGAGGAGCCTCAGAACATCCAGGTGGTTGCAGTAAGCGGCCTCGTCCAGGTAGGAGTTGCGACCCGGGCACCAGCCACCAGCCAGGACCCGGACCCAGGGGCCACTCCGTGATGGAGGGGGGAAAACCAAATTTGTACCAGCCGGGATGTTAAACCGGCAGGTGCCCAGAGCCTTGATGATGTCGAGCATGGTCTGATGGGTGGGAGTGTACACCACATCACCCTCCTGGACCTGCCTGAGCAGCCAGGAGGTCTTGCCTGAGCCGGGCGGTCCGATGACAAATTTACTCAGCAGTACATTTCGTGCCACGGCTACCATATTTATGTCTTTACAAGTAGGCAAGAGGGGGGTGCACTGGTGGTCCCCATCCGGCAGATCAACTTCATTCCCCCTAATACCACGCCTAACGGCAATTAAGCCACGGCGGGTCTGATACCTGCCCGGGTCCAGTACTGTCAAACCTGACTCAACCCTCATCACCACAGTCCTGGGCGGCTTGTAGGGGACTTGCTTCAGGACTTGGTCTAACTCAGACTTGCCAGAGGCGGTGGGATTGCTACACTGTTCGCAAGTCCGCGAACCTGCGGCGTGTCCACACCAGATGATCACAGGGCAGTGTTGGTGAAAGTGCGTGTGGTATGAACACAGGTCTAGACCACATGCTGAGGCATACGGGGCAACAGCCCCGCAAATACCGCAGAGCCGATGTTTCTTCCCCTCATAACAAGTTCTAAGCTTTTCCCACATTGACATGAAGAAAGGCGGGCCGGGGAAACTATACCCATCCTTCTTGGCACACTGCGCCATCCCCACGACCAAATCCTCGAACCAGTCGGGGTCATACTCCACGCAAGCGCAGGAGTCCATCAAAATAGCAGCCGCTGAGGCGTAGTACTCAGACACATTAGTGGCCTTCATATGATAGGCCAAGGCTGCGAGCACTCTGTCCCTGTTGGGCACCAGCTGACGCTTGTTGAGAATTCTGCACCCAAGGAAACTGGGGGAATCAGTTATGCAGGTCTTGGCTGGGTCGGTTTTAAAACCCAACATTAGGTCCAGATGCTCAACCCACCAGTGGTAGTTTGGAACCAATGACGACTCGGAGTGCAATACGAGGTCGTCAGAATACACCAGCAGTGGCTGAACCTGGAGCATGTCTTCAAATTTTAGTTGGTCCTGCAAGTATAACAGGCCATAATGATGGCCTGACTTGAGGAAAGACAAAACCATGTGTTGTGCATAAATCACAAGGCTGTAAACCGTGTTGGACACGGAGGTGATAGGATCACCTGAGGACAGGCCACCGCGTTTTGTGATGGTGCCGGTTTGTGTGGACACCACATCGTGGCAACAATTAAGCACATAGGACAGCAGGGCTTCCTCTGAGCACGCAAGCTCATAAAGGACATGGGCGGTGAACCAACGTATCACCGCTGGGGTGGACCGGTCGCAGGAGGCCAAGTCGGCCTCTAGGCACCTACCACACACGTCCTGGGTTAGCTCTTTAAATTTATTTTTCCCCAGGGCGATTGGTGAATTAAGCCCTTTCTTCATGAAGCCCTGCGTAACGCCGCTGAGGGCGGCGCGATGTGCCAGTGCTATGAAGTTATTTGTGCCTAGGATGGTCCTAGTCTTTTTCTTGGAGCAGTACTGTTTCTTGAGGGTGCAAGGTGTAACAGTCTGCCAGTGCTCTCGCACGGCCTGTGCGCAGAGCAAGTCTATGTCAGGTATGCCCTGGATGTCACGTGTTGGGAATCTGGCGCCATTCACACCAGCCTGCGAATTCTTGGCAGGGTAATTCGAGGGGCGGTGAATTGGCGGACACCTGCCAATGTGGCTGTGAAGATAGCGCCTGACCAGGCGCAAAACTCCAGGGAGGACAAAACCTTGGGTGGACAAGTCATACTTCGATAAATCTTTTGCCGCAGCCTGAGCAGAGCCATGCTCTGTGTACATAATTGGGCAGTCATGGCGAGAGTCTAGGTACTCAAGGACTGATGCCGGTATAGTAGGAACATACAGTTCAAAACCAGCCGGCAGAGTCGTGGCCACCACAGATTTGCCATCTGTGACAGGGGTAGTGCCCGTAGTATAGCATGCGGCAACATGAACTGGATTGTTTGTGTCGGCAGGCGTCAAATAATTGATATCACCGAACCTAGTGTTCTTCAACACGCCAAATGCGCGGTAGGGGTCACCCCTCACCGGATGGAGCAGGTAAGGGAGCCCCAAGGCAGGTGCGTCGCCACGCCGTAAATCACAAGCCGCGATTATTTGGCGAGACAATTCCAGTTCTTCTTTTGTGGGGTTGGTCTCAAAATCCCACACACTCCCGTCAACCCCTGTATTTCCGGGGCCATGGTCAGGCTGTATGCCAGGCACCGTGTCAGCATGTTGGATAAGGACGTCAATCAAAGTGGGTGGGGATGGGCGGAGGAGAACGGCACCACCATCAGACGGTCTAGCGACCACGACATGGCCGTGCCTCTCTGACTCTGACGCCTCAGCTTCGGTTGTCACCTTTAAATTTACGTCCCCAAGACTGAAAGTCCGGGAGTGGTACCTAACAATCTTAACCGCTGTTGGGGAAACAACAAGACCGCCGCGGCCACAGCGGGACAAGCCGCTGGCGGTTAGCAGTTTAAACACTGCTCTTTTGTGAGGCTCTGGAGTTGGTCAATAATCCTTTTTAATTTCTCCACCTCTGCGGCGGTGAGTTCCTGACCAGCGCCCATGGATGTCAGTGCCTGGTCAACATTGAGCCGAGCAGCTTCGAGGGCAGTGCTATAGTCAGTAACCGCCGGGCGACCCTCACATTCAATGAGCCAGGTAACTTTGGTTTGGGGGTCGTACCAATGCTGATATCGACGTCCGTCAATATCTTTGATTTTGATGAGTTTGCATTTGGACAGGTCCGGCGCGTCCATAGGGGCGCACCCTTCATACCCTACCCTGGTGACCATACCATTTCCTCCAATAATGGTCTGGTGGCAATCATCATCATGAGAAGAGCGGTAAAAGACATCTCCTGAAGCCTTGTCCCACCACTTCTCATACTTCCGGCCATCAATGACGTGGTCGGAAATTTTTTCATATTTTCTGCTCTTTTTCCCTTTGAGGACCCGATCATCAGATGCAGGGCCCCATTCCAGGTGGGAGGTGGGAACGGGGACGGGGACACTCCGAAGGGCAGGGGCAGGTTTTGGGTCTACGACCCGGCCGACAGTAAATTTTGTGCCGGCGAGCACGCGCGTCTCGATGGACTGAATGGCGTGCTTGGTGGAGCCAACCATTAGCTCGAACACTTGTCCCACTGGGGTGCTGCCAAGCACTACCACGACGTCGCCGACAGTAACAGAGGGGACAGTAGTGGAGGCAAAAGCATCCAGGCGCGCGAGCACGCCCTTCATTTTTTCAACCTGGACGAGTTGGGACAACTCAAGCCGCAGGGCCTTGGCATAAGCAGCTTCAATATACTGATTAGCAGCATTACGCATATTAGAAGCGGAAACAAAACACTTAAAGTCCGTGAGGCGGGTGAGGAAACTCAAATCATCATCAGAAAGTTTACAGGCTAGGGCGCCCGTAAGAGATTCACAATTAAAACCGCAAGAGGCGGACACGCCATCACGGAGTTTTCCCTCCGCAAAGTACCGCAGGAAAAAAGCTGCAGAAAACACCCCGTCACCAACCAAAAGGTTGTGTAAGGTGCGGTACTTAAAAAGCCACAACACAACGGCCATGAAATGAGCCAAGCCAACAATAACAACTGGAGAAACAGACGTCATAACCAAAGCACGGGGTGCAAAACAATACGTGCTGAAAGAGAGGACTTGCCCAAGAAAATAACCCTTCGTGGTGGCAAAGTCGGAAACAAATCCGACAATCGCACCGGTGCTGTAAAACAAGAGGGACCACCGATTGCGATTAAGGGCCGCAGTAAGCAGCCTAATCATTAGCACTTGGGCGGACCAAGGGGTTAGCCAGGCTAAAACAAACATGCCAAACGAGAAACAACTGCGAACAAGAACAGCCGGCAAAACCTCATTAAGGCAAAAGAAGCCAACGGCTATAAAAGGGGTATAAGCATAGCCCATCATTCTCCACAGCAAGAAAAACACACAAAGAAGTTGCACAGTGGAGAGACCACCTTCAAGGGTGGGTTTGGCCGACAATAAGGCGCACAAGTCTGCGGGCAGGGTTGACACATCAGTCTCAATATGGGGCCCAAGCTTAAGATCGCCAAGAGGCACATGTGGCCCGGCGAAATGCTTAGAAAGCTCGGACAATTTCACACCACGGATGGAGCAAGTCTGGCCGTCAGGTCGGGTGACAAGGCCGCCGCCCTGCTTGTTAGAACCGGTGTGTATTCCAACTAAATCACCCCCTTCAGTAAGCACCGGGGAACCAGAGTCGCCGCAAGCAGTGAAGCAAAAGGCATACCCATCACCAATTACGCCAGGTTCCACGCCGGATGCTGTCAGCCAAAAGGCGCGACCACACCAGGTAGGTGGGGCCGCCTTAGCCTCAGGAGCAGGGCCAACCCAGTCAGGGACATCTGCGTAAGCAAAATCGCCATTGGTGGTGAACTCAAGCAGGCGATTATAACCCGGGCCAGTGACTCGGGCAGTGTTCCCGGAAAGAACATGGGTAGCAGTCACACAAACCTTCTTGCCCTGGTAGGTGAAAACCCCGCCAGATCCCATTGAGCTGCCGACAACATTAACCGTGTTCAAGCATGGCTTGGATGTGCGGAAGGCACCTTCAAGCAGAGATCCAACGCCAGAGGGACAAAACATGATGGTCTTGCCAGTGAGGGCGGCCCGCCGCACAGCGGCGAGGTACGTGCCCTCGGGGGCGGTGAGTATCGCGGCAGCACCGCGAGGGCCAGAGGTGTGACTGTGAATGTCATAAGGGGTGACAAGACCGGCGACCTGGGTGTAGCGCCCAAGAATCCAACAAGTAAAGCTAAAAGCAAGGGCAAGGCCGCCAGCGGGGGGGTTGCAAGCAACCAAAAAGAAGTGCACCCACAGCGCAGTAAAGGGGTGCAACGGAAGCCATCGCATAAGGACGGGGAAACAAGCCAAAGCCCAACTGGCCAGAGGGTACACATAGGCCACCAAGCTAAAAAGAACAGCAAGTGCATCAGCTTTAACAGCAAGCCTATGGGCAACACAAGCAACAGCAAGTAAAACAAGACCCACTATGCTGGCCTCACGAGCACCGAAGTCCCTGAGGGCAGTAGCCAGTGGCAAGGTCAGACCGCTTGGGGAAATGCACAAATTGGATGTGCACAAAGTTCCAGAGCCGAAAACAGGCACAGAGAAGGGGTCAGAACACCAAGGGTCGGATGTCCCAGTACCGCACTGGCTAGGGCGGGTCACGTAAATGCCCAAAATCATGTGAGCAACAACCCAAACAACAGCGTGGAGTGAAGCCATGCCATAAGTGAACCCGCCCTTGGGGCGCTGGAGTTGCTGAATTTTTAAGCCGTTGAGTTCGGCAAAATTTCCCTCCCCAAGGATGAAGTTGGACGTGTCATAGCCAGAGCGCAAGGCGCAGGTGAAAGTCTCAGAATCCACAACAATCCTAGCGTCAGGATTCACAGGCAATTTTGGGAGGAAAGGGGCAAGAAAAGGAACCTGTGTGAGTTTTACAACCGCAGGCACCCTGCAAGCAGCCATGGCCCCGCCGGCCTGAAGAACCTTTAAGCACTTAATCGCCTGTGAGGGGTCATAAGGTGGAGACACTACGGTGCGGGAGGAAATTTTCTTTTCGTCCAAATTAACATACGAAATAGGCGTGGACGAGGGTTGCTCAATTGGGGAATCCCCCGAATAACAGCCGCGCCACCCGGACGCGACAAAAATGGGGTCAATCCCTTTTGGGGCACAATACCTATTACAAAGATCCACCAACGATGTGCGGGTGGCTCGGGTGAATGGGAATACATTCAGGGGAATTTCTGAAGGGGCCATCCTCACACATCTGCCCCAGCACCTTTTGCAACGGCCTTGGGAAACAATGTAGGCACCAGCAAGGAGTAAATCTCCCAAGAAGCATAGACGTAGCAGCACAAACCAGAAATAGCGTGCCCCGCCCAATAACCTACCAAGAATGGCAGTACCAAGACCGAGGGGCCCCACAACGAGGCTGCGAACAGGGTCCCAAGGTTGCTGGCGCTCAAAATCCAGAAGCACCCGTCTGCAGTCTGGCGAATCAGAGTCACAAGCAGCAGCGATTGGGTCGGGTGTAGGGCGGAACAATATAATAGCAAAAGCCAGCCAAACACCAAAAACCCCAATGCGCACTCGCCGACCACTCCCGCTAAAAACACCCAAAAGGGGAGCACAACCAACAGGCGGGTATGAATAACATAGCAGCAAACAGCATAAAACAAAAGCTGCAAAACACCAATCACCTGAAGTATAGCCGCCGCCGGAATGAAAAGCTCGGGCAAAGAAAGCAGGGAGGTGGGATGCGACGGCAAAAACCTGTCGGCTAAAGCCATCACACAAGCCAGCCGCTGTTGAGGCGGCTGAAGCAAAAATCCCGCCGCAGAAGGTTGACCGTGAGGGTGCTTGGCTGTCACCCGGAGGCGGAACTGGGTCGCTGCCAGCCGGCGCGGGAGGGGGAGAATCCTCAGAATCAGCTAGGGCAGGAGCTGAGGCATCTTTCTCAGTGCAAGCCCCTGGTGGACAAGGGGGGTGTTCACTGAGGGTCCGCAACGTCACGTCGGACTCGGGGGTCGCGCTGCGGGGTGGGGATCCCAGTGGTAGCATGACGGGACAGGGGTACGGTGGCGGTGTTTCCAAAATCATGCCAGGCAACATTGACAAATCGCCAAGCTGAAAAGCTGCCTGGTACTTGGACTTGTTTTTCCAGGTCAGCAAGTCCAACCTGTCCCACATGCAGTTAACCCAAGCCTCAGTTGCGGGATCAGTGAGGCGGGTGGGGTCACATGCCGCAAGGCACATGTTTCTGGCCCTGAATTTGATCTCGGTCAAGGTGCGACACATGTCGCCCTGTGCGTCTATCAGGGCCTGAGCGGACTTCGGGGGCCGCTCAACAGGGAGCACCGCGGAGGACGCACTCGACGCGGGCGAAGAAGGGGTCGGTGATTCATTTCTCTGGGTGAGGTCGAAGACCGTTGTGGATGACCCACTCAAGTCCAGCACCGAGCCACATTCCGGTGGGGCCAGTGGCCCGAGGTCGGCCGAAGTGATGCCGGCACACTGGGAAGCTGGCGGTCCGAACTTCACACTACCGCTGGTGGACAGGTCCAGTGGTTCGCACTGGACAGGCTCTGCACTAACTGATGACAATGTGCCGAGGGTAAAGTCCAAAGGCAACGGTTGCGAAGCACCCCCATCACAGAGGTCTTCCCAAGAGTCAGGAACCTCAACGGCGGGGGCGGCAACAACCGCAACCGACCCAGTAGGGGCATCAACCGTGTGTCGGCGACGCTGTACCTGACTGTCAGGGGGGACCTCCGGAGGCGCGTCACACGGAGTCCACGTGTACGACGCCACGTGTCGCTCAACATCAAACTCCTGGCAAAACCAGATCATGTTCTCCAGGGAGAGCTGTGCACCAGCCATCTGGGTGAAATCCTCCTCTGCCTTGTCGATGAGGTCGGTCAGGTCCTGTGGAGTGTCAGGGTACCACGGGTCGGTGGGGTGGCGCTTGCCAAAACCATACTTCTCCCTGATCCCCAGGGAAATTCTCCTACAAACGCCTGTTATGGCATAGTGGGCATCAGCACAACCTGGGTAGGTGAAGTTCATCACTGTCTCCGCAGACAAGGGGACAGAAACTTGCTGTGGTCGGACGTCCAACCCATGCGGGGTCCATCCGGTCTCTTTTGTGACTGTCTTGACTGGCTTAACAGGGACAACAGCACGACAAGGATTTGCGGGCCTGTATTCTGGAAAATAAGCAGTCAGGTCACACTTGCTTTTGGTGACAGCAGTGCGGCACAGGGATTTCTCGAGGACTGCACAACACTCGCTCAGATTAGAGCAGCTGGCGATGCTGGCATTTATGGCATCATCCACCTCTTGCTGTGTCACGCCGGACGCGGCGAAGAGGCCAACGAGAAGATCCCGAATGTCACAAAACTTCTTGGCATCATTTGTATCAAGCCGTGCCAGAGCTTGGGAAACAGTCCAGGTCTCCCGGACCGAATCAGTTGGGGTGCCCACGTCACTGCGGCTGAGATCAAGTGCGGACACTTGCTCACCGGGTACGGCGGGCAGTTGAAGGTCAATGTTGTTAGGCAGCATCATGCTGACGTCACTGCGCCGGACGGACCGAGCGGACTCGGTGTCAGCGGGTACGGCCAGCAGTTCCTGCATGCCGAGCGCAATGGCCGACGAGGGCAGGGACATTAAACTCTCCAACATGGAATTAAAGCCTGGGTGGATTTTATCCACAGGTGGCGGGGAGCCACCCACCTGGCGGCCAACATGCTGGCAGACGCCATGAATGCACGCAAGCGGGAGCTGTTTTGGGGCCACGCCAGGGTTACATGTCACGGTCCAGTGGTCATCAGTCAGGTGGAGGACATACTTCGCGTCGCAGCAGTAACCGCACCGGTTAAGTCCGACCGGAAGCCCAGCTGCAGAGATCACTGAGACGAGATCATCATCAGACGCCCAGTCATGTGAGTCTCGAAACCTGGTGGGTAGGCTAGACTCAAACACATTAGAGATCATGCGATTGGCAACAGCCGAAAGGCAATGCCAACCACAATTGCCATCTCCTGGAGGCGAATACGCATTCAGGCGGGCATGGAGGCGTTGACCAATAATCTCAGTCTTCTTCGCGTCGGCTAGCTGCCGCGCAGTCAGAGGGGGAGGTGACATCTCTTTCTCCTCTTTGGCAGCACGCTTTGCGCGCTGTTTCTTCCCAGCTCCATACCATTTATGCTGGCCGAAGCGGAAAATTTTCTCATCTGAGGACTCAAGCGGAGCCGTGTTGGGCTCGACGCGAATCCGACAGATCTCAACAAAGTCCGGGGTAGTGGGTGAAGAAACATTCAGGTGTCTAATCCAGGACGTCGCGGTCGAAAATGCCTCAACTGCAATAGGACCATCCCGGTCAATCACAGCTCGGAGGCCATTCACTTGGAGGCGGCGCTGGATATACTTGCCCGGCACTCCGTGCTTTGTTTGATATCCGAATTGTACAGCTGTTCGGATTTCAGCCGCCTGCTTCTTCGCATCAAGGGATCCGAAGACATGACGCCAGCACAGGCCGTCTGGCACGGACCCTGGCCTCAAATGACCCTCATGACGGTCAGGTCGGTAAGACACGCCAGAATGGTCAAAGGTGTAATTCGCCAGGGTTACAATGTGGTGTTCGGGGAAGTTCTCAATGAGGTGGTACACCGCCAATCGGTGTTCTTTGGGCACAGGGTCAAACTGCACAGAGCAGTCGCCACGACGAGCCCAAGACCACTTCCCCTCGGTCTCATACACCACATAATCGCCCCAAGCCCAAACGTTAGCATTTGCCCTTTCGAAAGGGCAAAAGGGCTGGGCTTTGGGTCGTTGAGGCAGGGGCAGATTGGTCAAAACATGGGTTGCCCCCGGGAACGGCCGATCGCTGACATGCATAGAGTTGGCGAAGACAGCCACGCCTGGGACAGGCCCGGTTATGGGGTACCACTTACAACCCCGATCATAGACATAGAGGTGGTCAAGCGCGCGCGGTGTTAAAGCGCCCTCGGCGTAAATCACCTGAGCAACCCGCTCCAGTCTTTGGAAAAAATTCCCATTCCCGCTGGTCATTCGGGCTATTGGGAAGATGGCGGACAGCCAACAGCAGCCCGCAGGTGAACACTCAGGAGTTGGGTAACCCTGAGGGCACGTCCAGCTTAGAGGTTCCTTGGGGGCGTAAAAGAGCCCTAATACGCCCAAGTTCTTATCCTGTTTTTGAAGAGAAAGAAGGGGCCGTGCCGCGAGACACCGTGTGCAGTACACTTGGCCCTCCGCCATAAAAACCCTGGCATTGGGGGTGCAGACGCACCGGTCGAACATCCCGGACATGG